AGGCTATGGCTATTGTTGATGTCAGTTCCATTTGGTTCATTGACAACAAGTTTGGTGTGACGATCCGTCTTCAACAAGCTCTCCTTGAGCAATCCACCAAGCTCCCATCCTTTGCTTTCCAAGGTCTCGACCTCCCAGATGCCGGCGAAGTTGACGAAGATATTGAGATTGACGAAGAAGAAGTAGATGAAGAATAAATACAAAATGTAATGAAAAATACGAATCCATCATTTCTTGATGAGAAGAGATAAACTTCTCATGAAGAATTAAGAATAGATGTTCAATGTCCTAAGTAACTTTTCACTTACAAAAATATGGGCTAAAATGTGTCATGAGAAGAACTATAGAGATCTTTTAAAACTTATTGAAGAAGGTGATTATGTTGAGCTTAAATCATGGGGTAAAGAAATTGTTGAGTACATTGATTATGAAATGAGGAATGAGACTGATAACTACCTCATGTATCAGATAGGATCACACAAAGATCATACAAAAGGGCGTATATTGTTTCAGATATTTAAGAGTGTATGCGACGAAATGTCCCCATACCACTGGAGTGAAATAATGGCGCTTATGGGACAATCACTCATGCGTGCTTCAGTTGAGATTCAAAATATAAAATTACTTGAACATGCTATGTGTCATGTAGATGAAATATATCTGGAGAGACTACTTCATGAGATTGACGCCCCGGAGGTTTCAAAATGGTACGATGAAAATTTTATAGTAACCTAAGTCACACTTTGTAATAACAAAATCAAACCAAAAATGGAAGCAGCACGAGCCATCCAACACGGTGACGCCGCAATTCTTTGCGCCAACGAACACCAAATCCTCTATGAAATTGAATTGAGAGTTGAGGATTGTTCCACTGAACACGAAGATTATATGACATACTGGATTGCGTCACACAGAGACAAGGAGGTTGCCACTGAAATGTTTGAGGTTTTCATGAATACATGTTCAACTGCGTTCAGTCTTCATAAGTATGAAGAAATTATGGAGCTCTATTCGTACCCAACTATGGTGGGTGCGATCGCAAATGAAAACTTAGACATTATAGAGCATGTTATGGGATATCAGGGAAAAGACGCCCTTGTTGAAGAAATATACGCTCAATACGGAGACGAAGAGTATTGGCCAGACTCACTAAAAACTTTTCTTAGTTTGTAATAAGTATGGTGAAGCTTGTGGACCTTGTCCATATTGCCAACAATGCCAAGACCAATGCTCAGAAGAACGCGGTCGGCGAAGAAGTTAAGAAATTTTTGCGTGGGAAGAAGGCGTGCAACCCAAAAGAACTTTTCTCAAATGTGGGTCTTCGTATTGAAAAGGGTAAGAACCTCAGAAAACTTGGTGAGGGGGCTCACGGTGCTGTATTTTATGGTTGCCTAGAAGATAAATGTAACACAAAAATTGCTATGAAAGTTACTGATGAACCCACTGCTAAGATGGAATATCGTATCGCGGAAAAGTTGAAGGGTATGGGCGTTCCTCGCATGTATCACTTTAAGAATTGTGGTACTGTTGATGTTCTTTATTTCGAGTATGTCAAAGGTGAAACTCTTCAACAATGGATGAAAAAACCACAATCACCCGAAGATTACCGCTCCCTAATTTCACAACTCGTTAAGAACTTGAAGAGAATCCACGAGAAGTATCCAAAGTTTAGACATCACGATCTTCACTGGAACAATATCCTTGTATTGGAAGGCAACAAACCAATCATTATTGATTTTGGTCTTTCAACGATTGAAGGTATTAGAAATCCAAATGTCGCGAGTGGCGAATACAAAAACGATGGTATTTATGTGGGATCACATTACATGTATGATGTTCATTACATTATGAATATCATTTATACCTACACAAAATTGACAAAGGTTAAGCAATTCATAAAAGATTTGTTTCCAGAAAAATACCTTGGTTCAACCAATCCATATATTACATCTAGACGTCTTCGCCCCGTGAAGCACGAAGATCTTCCCACCTATGATCAAATTTTGAATCACCCATTCCTTCAATCAAAGAAGAGAGTTAGCATTCTTAGACGAGTTTTACCTAAAAAGAAGGTGATGACACCCAAACCACAACCAAAAGTTGTCGTCAAACCCGCTACTGCGAGCGCCATCCGACGCGCCAAGGCTGTTCTCGAAAAAGAAGCCGCAAAGAAGAAGATGCCACCAAAGAGACCTGGTATTGCTAAACGCGATCCATCTGTCATGAACCAAGTTCGTAGTATAGAAAGAAAGATTGCAACTGAAAAGAAAGTGGTGACACCAAAACCAAAACTAAGAGTTTTCATAAACAAGAACGGCGACCTCAAGATTGAAAAGAAGAAGTGCCGTCTCTACAAAAAGGAAGATTTGGTTAAGATGTTCAAGTTAGATCCAAAAATGACAAAAGAACAGATGTGTAAGTTCATAAAAAATATGTAATCAAAGTACAATTTTGAAAACCCTCTTCGTACCCTCATCAACCACAGAAAGTATCTTGAACTTTGGTGTCTTGATGAGCTTTACCCCACCTTTTGTAACGAATGACTTCATCCGTTCAACTTCACCACGAGGCATTTTTCTGGTGTACTTGAGCGTAACATTTTTGTTTCCAATAGACAATACAGTTGACGACATTTATTATATTTGTACATAATAAAACTATGTGGCTTCTTGCTCTCCTCATACTCATTGATCTTTTGATTCTCTCCCAAACAGGAAAGCGACGCCTTGATGTTACCGTCAGTGCGTCAGTTTCAAATGGAGAACAGTGGACTATTTACGGGACCATGGGCTGTGGTTGGACTCGTAAACAGTTGGACTACATGAAAAAGGCTGATAAGCCATTCAAGTTCGTTGACTGTGAAAAAGAAGGTTGTTCAGGTATGGAAGCCTTCCCAACCCTCGTGAGCCCTAATGGCGAAAAGATTGTGGGTTACAGCGAGATTTAAGCCCGAACAATGCTGAGGGACAAGGCAAGGATGAAAGCATCAAGCATGGTAGAGATTGGCTTGAGAATGGTGATGTGCTTCACGAGGGATCGGTTCCACGCGTATCGGAGAACGAAGGTCGCGATGAGAATATTGAGAATGAAGAGGAGAAGCTCGGTGAGCATATCCGACTTGGTTTCAGACTTGGCGACACGGTCGAGGACTTGCATTTTACTAAATAGCTATATTTTTTTCTGTACCAACTACAAATGAAAAAGGACCTTCTTCCCACAAGTGGTTCTGAAAGAAAGTTCACCAACCGTCGTTGGGGGACTGCCACTGGTATAGGTAACAATAACTGCTATGCCTATGCCGTTGGTGACTATGAAGCTTACAGGTGGCAAAAATCAATCCCAGGTGATCGTTCGGGTCTCTCAAATAAACCAAATGATTACACAACTTGCACTGGACTTCCAAAGGCGGTTCTTTCCGACAACCCCGGAAAGATCTATCGTGTGAAAGCCAATGAAAAGTGTAAGAAGGGATACTATAAAGTCATGATGTTTGTGTCTCCTGGAAGACCAACAAACTACATTCGTCAAGGCGACTTCCACTTCTATGTTCAACACAGTGTTGTGGAGTATCGCATTAAACCCGGTGACACACAAGAGTCTGTGGCAAAGTTCTTCAAAGTTCCAGTCTCTCGCGTAAAGCGTGCTGGTAAATTTGCACCAAATAAGCGAATTGTTTTCCGAGCTAATGTCTTCAGCCACAAGCGGGGGTGGGCGACGGGACCGCTTCTGGTTGATGCATCTGGCAAGGCGATTAAAGATCCTCGGAAGGCGGATAGGAACTATCCTGGTCTAAACTACGAGCGATACTGTAGCTCATTCTGCGTCAAGGACAAGGGCATCAAGGTCGGAAAGACTCACCCCAAGGTCCGCAAGAAGACTGTCTAAATCCACTGTATTTTCAACATCAAAAGACATATCAAATATATCCATTATATTGAAAACGGCTTCACTCTCCAATGACACAGCATTAGACTGCGCTGTGTAATTGTTCTGAACCGTCACAGTAACCTTAAATTTTGAAACGTCAAACACTTTTCTACATATGGGACAAGTATTCTTACCTTTACTTTTCCATTCCTCTAGACAGTGGGAATGAAACATATGTCCACAACGGATCGGGGTATTGGTCCTTGTTGACCTTACCTCATTGAGACATATGGCACATTGTGACATTCTAGAGTATGGTTTTAAAGTTTTTATTGAAATTTATCACACCGTCTAATAAGTCTTGGACATATCGGTGTATCGGTCGCATGGATCACAGCTGGAACGAGATTGTTCTTGGATCTTATTGAGGAGTTCTGGCCCCTGCTTTTGAAGAAGTTGACGGTAGCTATAGTTGTCTTCGCGGGAAATTTTGTTTTGTTCCATGATGTAGTTATTGGTAAGCTGGGCTGAGGAGTTGAGGGTGAAGCATCGCCCGTCGGCCATTCCAAGTCGTTGAGACATCTTTATTAAAATACAATTAGAAATTAATTTGTCTATTCGTGATCGTCTGGAGCCAGGAGTTGAACCCCTTTGCTCTCAGGTGTTCAACCATGGGTTCACACTTGTGTCCCAAAAATGTATCAAAGACATCCGTCTCAGTGGTTGGAGAGACCCGAATTTGGGGATCGTCGTTGATGTGTTGATTGATAATGTTGTACGCAAAGGCAATCTCTTTGAGGGTCTCTGCACCAGTAATGATAATCTTGCCAGTTGAGAAGATGCTCGTCGTAATTTCTTTCATATCTTGAGCCGGTTGAAACTTGATTTTTACAGCTGAGTATCTGTCGGGTTCAAAAGAGACTTTGAAGATCTCGGAGTGGTTCTCAAAGTGTTGAGCCACCCTCATGAGATTGACGTTGTAGTTGAGGGAGAAGTTGGAGTTGATCATGACAACTCGGAAGGAATCCACTGGCATTTGAATCTCCATTCCCAAAAAGGTTTTGAAGATGTGGGTCAATTGGGTGATAATCCTCTTACAGTCAAAGAGATCACAGCATCCTGCGACCTGAATAGAACCATTCGGAAAAACCTTGACAGACTTCGTACTGTAACTGTCATGGTATGTGAGAGTCACTTGATTGTAAAAAGTTGTCGGTTTCAATTTCCATTCAAACCCCGCAGCACTTTCAGTACCAACGCGTTTCAACTTGTATGACCCCAATTCCTCAAAGGTGCTGCGAAGTTTCTTTATGTCAATGTCTTGGATAAAGCTTGAGACCATAGTGATTGTCGTAATCTTTATCCAAGAAGGTCTTGTTTCGTCGGGAAGTTGTTTCCTAAACTCATCAAGGGTGAGGAGGTAGGAAAAACTGTTGTTGGCAATAGCCGAATACATGCGTGTAGCTTTCTCTCGTCTTTATCTAATTTTTAAGTAGCAAGTCACGACTTAGGTTTACATTGGTAAATATTCCCAAGCTGGCGCTGTAGCGCTGAAATCTATTGTCATCTCTTTCTGATCCTTATTAACAGCATTTGTTGTTTTCAATACAGTGTTATCAGCATCCAATAGCTTAACTTTCATATTTTCAGTACGTTGCTGGCAACAGTTTAGTCTGTTTGTAATCACAACTTTTTTAACAGTTGTAGCGCTACCTAAGTCAATCTGCATGAAACTATCACCACTTCCTGTGGTGTGTGCAAAGTTACCCGAAGATTTGTTTTCGTCAACCAATCTCGCAAATGGTCCAGCACTGTGTGCAGCACCGGGTCCACCGGTGACAGTTTTACCTGAAGCTACATTCACATCATTTTCATCAAATACTTCAACTTCTGCCAAGTTTATAATATTGTTTGGATAATCTGCAGATGGGCGTTCTAAACGCACATATCTAACATTAGCCACACCTTCTGGGGGTGGAGGAGGGGGGGCTGGTCCTGTGGACGAGGGTCCCATACCCGAGGGTCCCATAGCCGAGAGTCCCTTCTGACCACCCATTATGGTCGTTGCTACACTTGAAGAAAGGCAGCAGACGCTGAGAAGACCAACACCCGCAAGCATCGATACAACTGACATATTTCTTTACATTACTTAGAGATTATATTCGTCTGTAGATCAAAATGACATCTTTCATCAAGTCAGCTAAGGCTGTCTACGATGT